CGCATACATGGCTCAGAAATTAGGGTATCTTGATCAAGGTGACTTTAATTTAACTGACGAAATACTTGAAAAGATTAGGTCAAAATCATTAGCAGCTGACCAACTATTAAATTACTCTACTTCTGAACAAAGACAGTTCTATTACGACAATCTGTAACAATGAAACTGATAAAAAGAAAAGACGGGAGCAAATCCCCACGTGGACTCTGGGATAACATCAGAGCTAAGAAAGCACGGGGTGCTAAGATGCGTAAGAAGGGCGAGAAAGGCGCACCTACAGAAGAAGCGATAAAGAAGTCGCAGAAGTAAAAAGAGGGGCCCCGTAAGGCCCCTCTCGGTTTAAGGTAGCGTCACTCAGCACTATGTCCGTGTAACGCTACTAAGATAGCTCATAAAACACATCGTCAAAGCTGTTGAGGTCAGCAATTGTGCACACATAGGCGTCAGCCCTCTCTGTATGCCCATAACCATCGGCCTCGCCCTTGCGCTTGAATACAGCCTTGTCTAAGAACTCAGCTTTCGTCAGCCACCCCAAGAGCCACCCCCTATAAGGGTGGCTCCTCATATTCACTTGAGCAAACACATAGACGTCGGTTTGCTGATGCATACTCGTATCGCTGATATGACACGTATAGTGCGGCTGGGGCTCAACCCCACGCCGCTTCGTCTTTACATCAATCTTCACCCCATTGACTACCATGTCGTAGTCCTTACATGGGGAGTAGTCTACGCTCTGATCACTAAAGTACTCTAAAGCCATCTGCTCACCTATAAAGCCAGCCAAGTTGCCTTTGCCTCCCGTGATGCTGTTTTTTATCCCACCCATAGCCTTAGCCTTCCCATTAACAGCTTCAATCATGGAGTCTGTTATCTCTACCTCAATCATTGTTGTGCTCTCTTATGGCTTGGCGTATGAGGTCGGCCTCATAGCCGACCTGCCGCTGAAACTTCTTTATCCTTTCGTTCACGTCGTCAATCACTATCATCGGTTGTCCGTCGTCATCAAACAGCGACTCATACAAGGCTGTTAATTCATCAGATATACGAGAAGTTGCTAGCGCGTATATCTCCCCCAGTTTATACTGATCCATCGTCTATAAGCTTCTTTATCATCTGCACGGTAAAATCTACCTGTTGCTTGTTTTTGGGCATAAATAAAGCGGGGTATGGTGCCCCCGCTTCATCTAAGTGTTTAAGAAACATCTTCCATCTTATCGGGAAGGTGTGCTGAGAAGGGGTAAAACCCTTCGTCTCTATTATCCAGTTGTGCTTCACCCCAGTAAAGTCTGGGGTGTACCTTATGGGCTGTACGACGCTGTTACTGCGGTTGGTCATGTCTTTCTTCCCAGTAGTCATCTTCCAGTAAACAGCCTCATAACGGAAGCTTTCCTGAAGGGTGTACTCAACTTCCTCATAGTTGAAAGCTATCCCGTATTCGCGTAACTGATCAGCGCAGTATTTCTCTAGGGACGACTTATACCGTCCGAGTTCCCGCTTCCGTCGGGATCGCCTTGGGGGCGTCCCTCCTCTCCGTCTGTTCATGGCTGTGAAGTTACACGATATTTTTTTAAAAGTCAAGTATCTAAATTTATATTGAACTGACGGTAGTTACTGAACTGATAACCAACGCTTTCGAACATCTCACTTGAAGTAATGGTTGAAGCAAATCCTGTCCCGTTTTTGTTCATGCGAAAGGTGATTGGGAGGTCTAACGGCGTTGGGGAGCCCCCAGTCTTCACTTCTCGCACCTTGCGTACGTGTAGCTCCGTCGTGATACGATCCTCGTAGTTTGGGGCTTGCACCTTTCTGTGTATCGTAAGGAAGCAGTCACTCCTGTTGACGAACTTACCCCCTCCTTCGGTGTCTTCTGCGTACGGAGCTAAGGGCAAGCCATCCGGACCCTTGCGTCTCTGTGCCTCGGTAACGGCGTGCATATTCAACCACACAGCTACGTTGTTGTAGCTGCTGTAGGTCAGGAACTCTGACGCAGCTTCGTAGTGATACTCGTGGGTGCTGATGCCCTTGTTGTGCATATCGATCTTGAGGCTGTTATAGGGGTCAAGGAATACAGCGTCGATATCTTGCTGAGCCTTCACTTTCTCCATAAACAGAATCATATCCATGTAGCTGTACAGCTCTTTGTTGCTTATCAATGTAAAGTGGTCGCACACCCACTGATAGGCTAGCTTGCGCTGATCTGAGTTCATAGTCTGCACCTTCATGTTGAAAGCAAACTCCATCAGCGTGGCCTTGACACTGTGTGTATGGTTCTCCGATGAGTACACCAACCACTTCCACCCGTGGCGCACAGAGGCGTTGACCATCATGTACAACGCCATCGTTGTCTTGCCTACGTTGCTGTGCCCGTTGATGATAACGAACTCTTTCTTGTAGCGGAAAAACTTATCTAGGTTCTCGTCGCCCGTATCCAACCCCAAAGCTATCTCCCCGTTGGCAAACTTCTCTATCCACCCGTAGTCCTCGTCTCTGCTACTGATAAAAGACATATCCCCATCGTTGATAAGCATCTCACGCTCTGCGTCACGTGAGTCATTGAGGATATCACGTATAGGCAGTGTCTTGCCGTGCTCTATACCATCACGTATAGTGTTTTTAGCAACGGCCTCGCTGTCTATATCCCTCTTGAGGATCTCACGCATCAGCACACGCACCGCCTCGTCCTCCTCTACCCTGCCAGCTGCTATATAGCCACCCATAAGAACACTAGCTCGAAGCAACGCGCTGTGCTTCTCCCCGTCGTCGGCCTTGCGTATAAGCATAGCCGCAAGGTTGAGCTTCATGTAATCTGTACCTACTGACTGCATCTCCGCTGTCTGTGCCTGTGCCTTCTCCGTAACGAACTTACCAAATACACTGGCGTCTTCGTTGACGATGAGGTCTGGGTCGTACGACTCATAACAGCCTCTGCTCTCGTTGATACCCGTGGGATCGGGCTCCACCCCATACTGGTTGTCGAAGTACTCGGACAACGCACGGAAGTGGTCTCTGTGTCTGTCGCTATGTGCTACGCGGACGAGGGCTTTGAGGCCATCGCCGCTGGGCGAAACCCAGCAGGCGTATACGTAGGGGTCGCTACCTATTAGCGGTTTCGACCTTTGTGTGTCGATATGATCGAAGTCCAGCACCACCAGACCGCTGTGCCTGATGATGTCTTGGTCTTTCCTCCCATTAAACTCCCCACTGAATAGCACAAGGGGTAGCTCAGACTTCTTGCTTTTGTCCCCACTACGGATGACGTCTATCTTGTCTTTTTGCTTTCCATCGCGGATGCGGTCGAGGAGGTGAGACACCTCCACGTGGTTGGGGGAGTCTGTTTCATATTGTGACTTGAATATTGTTGCCTTCATGGGACTAACGATTGTCCAACGCACTTGTAGCTGATAACTTTCGTGACACGTGCGTCTTTGTTTTTGGATTTTGAGTCGTAAACAGCGGCCTCTACCCTTTTCATAGAGAGCCTATCCTTCATAATTTCTTTAGTGGTGATGTACCGCGTGACGATATGTATCGTCCTCTTGCTCCATGTCTTCTTCTTCGTGCCCCTGCTGTACATAACCTCTATCTCTACGTAGTAGATACATCGATCCTCCATTTCTTCTTTAGGTGTTGGGCTATCCATTCGAATGTCACCCACTTGTTAGACATAGGGGCTATGTCTTTGGCCTTAAACAGCACGCAGTTGTCGCCCCTCTTGTTTGGGATCAGGTACACAACATACTCATCGTCTCGTTCGTCGTCAAACCATTCAATGAATATCTTCGAGTCTTCATGATCCCATCGCCTACACCAGAACGTCCCGTGATTGCATCGGAAAGAATGGGGGCTGAGGAACTCAACGTCCTTCAACCCCCACTCCATAGCTCCGTATAATGCAATTACCTTAGAAAGGTAACCCGTCATTCTGCTGTTGCGGTTGCGGTGCCTGCTTAGCGGCGTTCTCACGACGCTTGACATTGTACTCGCTGTTGGGGTCATCAACGCATGACCATGGCTTAGCCCCACCAGTCATAACCTTGATGGTCACCATGCGGTTGCCATCGGCGTCAGCCGGCTCAGCAAACTTCTCAAACATAGTCATGGCCTCAGCCAAAGACATCTGGATCTTGTAGCCTACGAGGCTCCCGTCTTTCTT